CGCAAAGCCGCCCGCATACAAAATCGCCCGGGAAGGACCCGCGAAGGGCACAAGGCAAGCGCCGTGCCAACTTGACACGCAAGCGGCGTGCCAAAGTGATAGAAAGATTTTCTGGAAGCTTGAAGGCGCCGGGCGCACTTCTGCGAGATAGGTATTCATAGCACCGAAACCGGGTGGGAAGTCAAGCGGGTATTTTTAGCGCCTACCCAGCCAGGGCTTTGCGGATACCTGCCAAGGCTTTTTCGTAGCTGAGCCACGGCATTGCGCCGATCAATCCGCAGCGCATCCGCCACTTGCTGGGCACCGTACCCCCTCACCACAAACATGAACGTCAAGTCCACCAGCGTTTCATCTGACCGCCGAGGCAACCGCCGCGCCGGCAAGCGCCGCGCCCAGGCGCGCCAGGGGCCGAAGCGCTCACGCTCCGCTTCTTCGATACTCAGCAACTCGCCGGTGCCATCCGAGCCGCTGGCCAGCCTCTCCCGGAACTGGCTGCGCACCATCGGCAACCGCCCGCCATCCAGGAATTCCACCACCATGCGGATTTCCTGCCCCGCCTGATACTCTGCGGCCGTGATCCGCCCGGCATCCCGCAGCCCTGCCAGCTTATCCGCCCGCATCACCCGCTGATGCACCACCCGCCGCGCCAGCCCTTCCGCAGCCCGCACAGCCGCTTCAGGGTCATATTCAGCCGGAAGCCTGAACAGCGGGTCTGGACGGCACTGAGCCGCCAGCGCACGGGCTTGTTCGGCCATCGCACGGGCATGGGCTGATTCCACCACCCGCTGCGCCATGCCATCGCCAGTGACCCATGAGACCCCAGGCTGCACAACGCCGATCGCGTCATAAAGCCCCTGCATCTTCTTGATATCCGCCATATCGCCACCCCTTTCGCCCGATTTGTCCCGCACCCAGAAAAACTGTCCCGCCCTTTGTCCCTTATCTATCTATCTATCTATTTGTTATTATTTATTATTTTATTTAGCGGGACATGCGGGACATGCGGGACACACGTATTCCTGTAAATGCGCGCGACGCGCGCCCGCGCACACATGAGGAAATGCCCTGTCCCGCTTGTCCCGCTGTCCCGCTGTCAGTGTTTTCAAAGACTTACCCCGCACCAGCGGGACAAATCACACCTTCAGCGGGACAAATGGCGGGACACTTCAATCCATCCCGACCCCCTTGCGAGAGCCCGAAGGCAGCAATTCCGGCGCCAGCCAGACCGCCTGAGCCCTGTCATTCTCCCCCGAAAAGCGCACCCGCGTCTTGATCGGCTGCGCCCTGACCTCTTCGCCATCGGCGCGCATGCGAAGCTGGGCCAACACCGTGCCCCATCGCCCGCCCTGCCATTCCGTTTGCTGATACAGCCTGGCCAGTGCAGGCCTTCGCCCCGCCGCGACGTAGAGCCCCACGCGCGCCGGATCACCCCCATCAATGGGGCACGGGGCCAGGCGCAGGCCAAGCTCCGCCAGCAGCCGCGTGGCAGGCGCTTCGGGCTCCCGCAAGGCGCGCTCAACCAAGACCGCCACGGTTTCCGAATGGCCTGGCCCGGTCAGGATGGGGCAGGCCATCAGATGCTGCAGGCAGCGCGCCGCCGTGGTGTCTTCCGCCTGTTCGGCTTCCGTCACCACCCAGCCCCAGGCCCATTCCAGCGCGGCTTCCGCCTGCGCTTCCGTCAGCGGCAGATCAGCCACCATGGCTTCCCGCGCGCCGATCAACCAGCCCAACATATCCGCATAGCGCGGCGAACAGGCCTGCTTATCCAAAACGCGCCGCATCATCGCCGCATTCGCCTGCACACGCGGCCAGGCAGCGATAGCCCGCCCCCACAATGCAGGGGCGGCTTCCTGGCACCAGCTGAGCAACGCCGCCTTATCCAGGCTGGCCACGCCGGGGGCGCGGGGCCAGAGCATCAAGCGCAGAATGCGGGTGGTTTCCGCGCTATTCGCCACAGGCGCGCCGATCGCGCCCATGACGGCGGTGCCGACCACCTCAGTTACCACGGCAGTCTGGCTGCCCTGCCCACGGAAAGACCGGCTGCCTTCGCCGGTCACAATGCGCCTAAGCATCGCCAGCACGCGCAGCAATTCTTCGCCTTCAAATTCATCCAGGATCATCGGCGCCGCGCGCTGATTCATGCGCTGCCGCAGCCCGGCTTCCGTGGTGTCATTCGTCATTTCACCCGCAGGGCAAAGCGCCGCCAGAATTTCGAGCAGCGTGGATTTGCCAGCGCCTTCCTGCCCATCAATCATGGCCAAGGGCCGCATGGGCGCCAGGGCGCCCAAATTGGCAATGGTCCACCAACCCAGCAGCATCCGATCCGATGCGCCGTTTTCCCAATTCCATTGTCGGAAAACTGCTTCCGCTTCTTCGGCCAGCGCGGCAGCACCAGGCGCGGGCCGATCATCTTGCCCATCATTGGGCAGGGCAATGGCGCGGGCCGCGATATACGCGATGCCATCACGAATGAAGCTTGGCTTGCGGGCGCCATCCTGGAAAAACACCCGCGCACCGGCATGCACCACAGGCTTGCCCTGATGCAGCCACACGCCAGGCCCGCGCCGCGGCGTGGCAGGGTCAAACAAGCCCACTTCCGTCATGCGCTCGGCAAGCGCCTTGTGCAGCTTCCGCGGGCTGTAATCCCCGGTTTTCTTCCCTTCCTTGTCGAATTCCGGCCAGTAGCGCGCCGCCCAACCCGTTGCATCACCACCCAGCAGCGCATTCAACGCGCCGCGCGATGAAAGCTTGCCCGCCGCGATGCTGATGATCTGCCGATACGCATCCACAAACCACCAGGTCTCACCGCAGACGCCCAGGCATTCCACCGGCGCGCGGGACCAATCCAAATCTTCCGGCGGGGCTTCCGGCGGGGAAGAATCACCACCACCGCCACCACCACGCCGCCCCTTGCCACCTTCCACCACCTTCAACTGGCGGGAAGCATCCGAAAGCGCCTTGTCAAACCCATCATCGAAGGTCGCCGACACGGAGCACCCCCTTCCAGCCATTGGCGCGGCACAGCCTGCGCGCGGCTTCATATTCAGAAACGCCCCAGATGAATTGCGCCAGCGAGACAACACGCATCCCCCGCGCGCCACCCGAAGCCGTTTTCCAATTCCCGGAAACCGCGCAAAGCCAAATCCAATGCGCATCCACCACACCTTCAGCCGAGGCCATCAGCAGCACCGGCCAATCCAGCATGCTATCGCGCACATCAACCCCGCGCAGGCGGCATTCATACCAAAGCGGCGTGCCCGCGCGCGGCGCGGTCATGATCCGCCGCGTGAGGCCCATGGCCGCCAGCGCCCGCGCCAGATGCGCGGGATCATGCAAGGTAAGCTGTTCGGCAAATTCAAACGAAATGCGCTCACCCGCCTTGGTGCCGCGCTTGGGCAGCGGCGCGTAGATGCCTGTCTCGAGCCCGTGCGGCGGCCGATCATCCCAGGCGGATGCGATCCGGGCGCGCAGATCAGGGGCGAGGGCGGCGGCGCTCACTCCCCGCGCCCTTCCAGCACATCGCGCATATCATCCAGCGCGCGCTGCACATCCTTGATCGCGCCGATTTTCAAATACACTTCCGCCAGCGTGCGCAGCGTCACCAACTTCGCCTTTTCCGTTTCACTCATGAAAACACCGCCCATGTCGCCAGCAGATTGATCACCACGGCGGCGGCGCAGATCGCCACCACCATCACAAGGGAGAACGCCACACCGCGCATCAGCCCTGCCCCCGCCGCGCCACGAAGGCTTCTGCGTATTCGTAAGCGATCTGCGCCGCGTCAGCAGGGCTATCGCGATGCTTGCCGCCGTAGTCGCGCGTCAGGATGATTTTCCACGCCTCAAAGGCCAGATCATCCAGCGATAGACGCCGATCTTGCATCACGCCACCGGGGCGCGAATCAACCGGCGACTGCACAACGGGGCTTTGCCATGAAGGGAAATCTCCATCGCGCATTTCCATCACGCCGCTTCCTTCACCTTGGCAAAGCACAGCGCATGATGCGCTTCGCAATACGCGCTATCCTGCCGGCCATCCTTGTTGCGTCGCGGGGCCGCATCACAGAAGCGCATATCTTCCAGCGCCACGCGCACCCCATGCGGCCATAACGGAAACTGACAGCCCCGCACCTGAAACACCTGCGGCCTTGGCTGCGCCGCCGCCTTTTCCCGCTTCGCCTCTGCCCCATCCAAAAAGCCCCGCGCTGGCGACGGGTTCGTTAAGCGCGCCGCCAGCGCGGGGAAGTTGGATAGGGAGGAAACGTCATGCTGCGCAGAAAAAGCCGCTGCGCCCGGCCTTGGGGCACCCGTGGCGCCCAAGCTTGTTCTGGCGGCGGATGCCGGAGGAAATTCAACACCCGCCGCCGCGCGCCGCACCACAACACCCCCATGGCGCCGCGCGCTATACTGCCGCTGCCCCGCCTTGATCGGCGAAGGGCGCGGGGACAGGCGCAGCCGATGCGCCTTGCCCACCACGGCGTTTTTCGAAATCCCCATGATGCGGCCAATTTCTGAGCCGCTATCGCCGCGCGCCCAAAGGCTGCGCAGCAGATCAATCTTTTCCTGGGGCCATTTATCGTCGCTCATGCGCGCCGCGCCTTCCGCGCGCGGACATTGGCCCAATCCGATAGATCCAGCAGCGCAAAACCAACGCCGCGCAACGCGCCTTCCAGCGCGCGCCAAAACCGCGCCTTCATGCCGCCGCCCTTTCCTTGGCGATGGCAGCAACGGACATGGCCAACCCTGCCACCTGCAGCGCTTCCAGCGCCAGCCCCTGGAAATCTTCTGCACAAAGTTTCCCATCATCCGCATGGGCCAGCGCGAATGCCGCGCTGAGCTCCCCATATTCGCGGGAAAGCTTAACCACCTGGCTGATGAAATCCCCACCCAGCGCCGCCTGCTGAACCAGCGCAAAGCCCTGCAGCGCCGCCAGATGGCGCGTCAGCACCGGGTCACCCGCCGCGCGTTCCAGCGCCAGCGTGCAATCCACCGGCAGAAACCGGTCTGGCGTATGCGGATCATAACACGCGGCCAGGCTGGTTTTGGACAGCCGCGCCGCAGCGCTGCCCGCTTCCACCCCGCCACAGGCCTGCACCAAGGCGCGCGTGACTGTTTTAAGGCCGATACCATCAGCCGAGGCCAAATTCATGCTTTCCCCCCATGAATGGCGCGGGAAGGCTTCCCGCTGATTTGCGTTGCGCCGGCGAATATGATCCGCTTCCCGAAAAGGAACGGGAAGGGAATCAACATCATGGATAAATCACTGGATCGCACCGTGGCCTGGTTGGCCTTGGTGCTGACGGTCATTCTGACCTTTGGCGCAGCCCAGCATTTGAGCGACGCCATGACAGCGCCAATGGACCCCACCAAGCGCATGATCCACTTCGAGATGTGCGCCAACCGCGAAGTGCGCCTGGCGCTGGCGCTTGGCCGGCCATCCGGGATGGGTTGCCCGGAATACTTGCCGGATTGGCACATGGGCCACCTAATTGTTGCCGGCACACTGGGCATCATGGCGCTGCTTTCGCTTGGCTTCACCGTGAGGCAATTCCAGCGGGCGCGGCCTGATGCCCTGCCGCGCGACGGGGACGAGATGATCATCGCCCGCGAAACATCGCGGCTGAAGACACTGAAGGCGCAGGAAGAGATCGCCGAAGAACGCCGCGCGCGCGGCAACCCCACATGAGCAGCGGCGCCGCCGTCTTTTTCACCATTCTTTTCATCGGGCTGATCCTTGTGGTCAGCCTGAAGGCGCGCCGCCGGGAAAACGGCCAAGCGCGCCAAAGGGAAAGAATCGGAGAGGCACCCCCGAAAAGACGCCAGCGCCTGGCGCGGACCATTCCGCCGCCGGACAAGGCAATGGCCCGGCTGCGCATGGAATATGCCGACGCCTTCGGAGTGCTGACAGAGCGCCAGATTTCCATCATCCAGCTTGACGCCACGAGAGACGCGGAGGGCCGATATCACCCTTCCAAAATGCGTGCCTTCTGCCACCTGCGCCGGGGCTACCGCACCTTCATGGTGCACCGAATTCAAACGCTGTACCTGCCCAGCCAGGAAGAACCGCTGCGCTTTCGGGGCGAAATCCACCATTACTTCGCGGACCTTTGCGCCCGCGCGGCCACCAGCCCTGGCACCATCGTAGCGCCCCAATGACATTAGGCGGCACCCCGCAAGCGCTGCACTCGATCCACAGCCAATTCCTGGGCCGTCACAGCGCCCTTCGCCGCCTTTTCAACCGCAAGGCACCGGGTATCGGGCACGCCGAAACGGCGCCAATCCGCCAGGGTTCTGCGGGAAATCCCAAGCCCCCCAATGAAGGCTTGCAGACCACCAGTAGCTTCAATTGCACGAGAGAGAGGATCAGACATGGCACCACCATGCAGGATTTCTGCATGGCATGTCAACTACCTTCTGCATGGAACTCGCACGCCGAGGCAGGCAGTATTTCTACCATGACTCCAACCCCGCACAAAGTCTTCGTTGGGAATAACCTCCGGCTCGCCATAGATGCGCTTGGGCTTTCCCAGGCTGAATTTGCCCGCCGAACCCAAATTGCCACCAATAAGCTACACAACTATCTGCGAGGCGATAACTACCCGGACCCCCTTTGGCTATCTCGCGTTTGTGATGAATTCGGCTTCACTACGGATTGGTTTTATCGGGGTGTTCGCGCGGGCGTGGCCGCCGGCGTGGCGGAGCATTTGCGGGTGGCGGCGCCGGCATAATAGGTGGCTTGGATGGGATGGGCGCCCCCGGCTCCCTGAACGGCTTTTTCATTTCATTAGGAAACATGTCGCAAAACTAGAACAAAACAAGAAAACACGTCAATAGCAGAATTTCTGCATTTTGCGCTTGATCATGATGCAGGATTTCTGCATATTCGCCCCATCCAACACCGGAGGGGCCGAAAATGCTCACGCTTTTACCCCCGCCCACATGGGCGGAAATCCAAGCCAAGATTGAAGACTTGCCGCCACCCATCGCGGCTTTCGCGCTGCGCTTCCTGAACACCGCGCACCCCATGCCGGACGCCGCGCTGATTCTGGCCGACGCCGCCGATGAAGCCGCGCGGGAACTGGATGCCATCAGCCACGCCATGACCAATGACTGGCGCGCCCTGGCCAACCTGGCCCGCGAAGCCGCCCCCTTGTTCGAACGGAGGGCAGCGGCATGACCTGGGCCGAAGTGAATCAGGCTGCCTTCCGCACCAAGGCAGCGAAGGCGCCATCCGTTACCCTCAGCCTCGCCCCCATGCGCGGAAGCACCTACTTGTGGTTCAGCATCAGCAAACCGCTGCTGAATGAATGCGGCTGGGCGCCAGACCAGAAAATCTCGCTTTGGGTGGGCGAAGGCAAGCTTGGCGGCTGGCTGAAATTTGCACCTGCCGCGATTGGCCGCAGCTTGAGGCGCATTGGCCGCGCCACGGAATTCGTCACTGTCGCACTGGTGCCGCCGATGACCTGGCGCGATTTGGCCTGCGCCCGCACCACCTGCGAGATGTGGCGCATTCAAGGCAATGCGCTGCTTGTCGAAATCCCCTGGGATTTCTCAGAAATCAGTGACGCCACCCTGGCGGAAGTGGAGGCCGCGGCATGAACTTGGAACAAACTGCCCGCATCATTGAAATGACTACCGACACTATCGCGAAAACCCTGCCCGAAGGCGGCGGCGTGGTGGTGTGTGCGGTCACTCAGGATGCCACCGGCTTCATCACCCACTACGCCGGACGCAACACCCCGCGCAGCATGGCCCGCATGGCGCTGACGCTGCTGCGCCAGGCGGAGGATGATCTGATCAGCCAAGACCAGTCCAAGCCCCTGGATCATTATGATGAAGTCTTCCTGAGCGATCTGGCAGACATCATCAGCGACCTGGAATTCTACGCAGACCCGGAGGCAACATCATGATCACCGGCGGCTTCTACCCGGGCGATCTGCCCACCCGCGACCCCATCCCGCTTTGGGGCCTGCTGGCCATGGCGGCCAGCGCCACCATCAGCATGGGCCTGATCTTCGCCGCATGGTGGCTGGCATGATCGCGAACGATATCTGCGGCGCCCTGGCCGTGGCGCATGATGCGCTGTTGCTGGCCCGTCGCGCGCCGGATCGCGTCACGCTGCTGCACCACCTGTCGCGCCTGGCGCGCGCGCTGGAAGCGATGGAAGAACCCACAGACCGCGTGGCGCAGTTGGAAGCGCAGCCAGTGCCGCCGCACTGGCGGCCGCAATCGCTGGATCACGCGGCGCTGCCGCCAAACGTAGTGCTGCTCCGCCAGCCGCGCGGCGCCAGGCATCCCCTCGCAAGCTGAAAGGCGCAACCATGCCAAAGCTACGCGCAAATGCGCCAACACCCATGGTCGGGGCGCTTTCCTTCACGCTGTCACAAGCGGCGCAGGTGTCAGGCCTGAGCACCGCCACACTGCGCCGACGCGGCGCCGATGGCACCCTTCGCCTATTCCGCTGCGGCGGGCGCTGCATGGTGGATGGCGACAGCCTGCGCCAGATGCTTGGCGTGCCGGAGTCATCCTCAAAACAAAAAAGGAGATAAACTGATGAAAATATCAGTCATGCAAATCACGCCCGATCTTGCGGCGGAATTTCTCAAACGCAACACGGGCAATCGCGCTATCCGTAAAAAGGCAGTTGATCAATATGCTGATGATTTGCGGCGCGGAGACTGGAAATTGACACATCAAGGCGTGGCAATCTCGCCAAACGGTCGGCTTTTGGATGGTCAGCACCGTCTTTCTGCCATTGTCCAGTCTGGCATCACGGCACAGATGGTAGTGGCGCTGGATGTTCCAGAAGATGCTTACTTGGTTATGGATCGCGGCAAGCCCCGCCAGCTTAGAGATGCTCTTGGAATTGATGGCCGAATCGTTGATGCCTGCGCTTATATTGCCCGCTTACATGGCGCTGGTAGCGTTGAACCACATCTTGCCGAAGAAATAGTTTTACAGTGCGGAGACGCAGTTTTACAATTGCTGGAGGCCTGCGGCACTACTGCAAAAGGAAGAACATCAGCAGGCATAAAAGCTGCAGCGGCTTTAAGAATCATGCAGGGACATAAGGCTTACGTTTTGGAACAGTGGCGCGCCTTTGTTCTTTCAGATTTCGATGCAATGTCGCCGACAATGAAAGCTTTCTATCGGCAAGTTGTTGATGATCCACAAACAACCGGAAAAGCAAAGGACCAAAATGCGCGCGCTGCTCGCGCCTGGGTTGCCTTTGATCCAGGCAAAACAAACCTGAATAGAATTCAAATCAACAACATTGAAAATCAGCTTTCAGAAATGCGGGCCGTGTGGCGTCCATCATGGAGCAAAAGCGCATGACCAGCCTTGAAGAACGCATCGCCGCCCTGGAAGCCAAGGTGGCGGCGCTGGTCGCGCCGCGAAGCGCCGCCCGCGTTTTCACGCCGGAACGCGATGCCGCGCTGCGCCAGCACTGGGAAGCAGGCCTCCGCGCCACGGAGATTCTGCCGCTGCTGAATGCACTCCCCGCCGTCGCGGCGGTCGCCAGCCAGCAGGCCGTCACGTCACGCGCCATGAAGCTCAAGCTGAAACGCCCGCCGGGATGGAGGGCGCAGACCCTGATGATGTCTGCCACCACCACCTGGGGGCCGGAACGCCGCGCTGCGCTGGCGCGCGATTATGGCCGCATCAGGCCGATCGCGCTGCTGGATTATTTGAACACGCTGCCAGGAGATCGGATTAAGAACGTGGATTCAATGCGCCGATCCGCTGTTCGTCTGGGGATCAGAAGCCAAAGGCTGGTGCCAAACAGGCCGCCGGCGCCAGCCGAGCGCCAGGCCGCGATCGCGCCGGAACCAGAAGAACCCACGCCCCTGACACCAGAAGAACAGGAAGCGGCCGTGTATCACGCCTGGGCGCGCAAACACGCCCGCGCGATGGAATTGTTCAACCAAGGCAAATCAGCCGAAGCCGTGGCCGCCAGCATCAAAGTGCCGCTGCGCGAAGCCTGCCGCCTGCTGGGCGAATATCGCAACCAGGCAGCCGGAAGGAATGCCGCGTGATGGCTGACATTTACCTAGACGCCGAAGAAGTCCGCCGCACCCTTGCCGCCGCATGCAGACGCGCCGGCGGCGCCAAGGCCTTCGGCCACGCGCATGGCCTGCTGACCAGCTATGTGAATGACGTGCTGAAAGGCGAACGAGAAGCTGGCGACGGCATGCTTGAAGCACTCGGGCTGATCCGCGTGGTGCGCTACAAGCGCATCAATCCCAAGGAAAAGCAGGGGGCAGCATGATGACCATCACCACGGAACAAGCGGAACTGCTGGCGCGAATGGCTGATCTTAACGGGCCTACTAGGCGCGGCGCCGCGCTCCGATCCCTCGCCGCAGAGAGGGATGCGCTGAAGTCCGAGAACGCCCGGTTGCGGGAGGCGCTGAAATGGCGCGATGCAATCAATGACGCGCTGACAAACTGGCTTTTGCCAATTGAGGATCACGAAACACCAAAAGATGCGCTGCAAAGGCTGATCCGGTTGGAAATGATGGCCGCGCTTGATCCGAAAGTTTCGCAAGCTGCCGCCGATCTGGTGGCGAAGGCCCGGCGCGATGCGCTGGAAGGTGAAGGCCATGAGTGAGCGCCCGATCCTATTCAGCGCCGAAATGGTCCGCGCCATCCTTGATGGCCGGAAGACGCAAACGCGGCGGAATATAAAATACACCACCGAGCATCGGGGGCCGATCAATCCCGCATATTTGGAAGCGCATAAGGACCATCCAGGGTGGAAAGACATTTGCCCCTACGGCCAGCCCGGCGACCTGCTTTGGGTGCGGGAAACTTGGACCCAATACCCAATCGAATTGAACCCCGAGCCGTGCGACGCTTGGTATAAAGCAACCAGCAATGGGCCTCCTCCACCTTTCAAATGGCGCCCCTCAATCCACATGCCGCGCTGGGCTTCGCGCATCACGCTCCGCATCACGGATATTCGCGTGGAGCGGTTGCAGGATATTTCCGAGGATGACGCGCGGGCAGAGGGGTGCCCATATTCAGCCGAGTGGGCGGGGAGATTTGTAGACCGCGACGAGACGGCAAAGACTTGGTTTAAAAGCCTCTGGAACAAGATCAACGGCCCCGGCGCCTGGGACGAAAACCCCTGGGTTTGGGCAATCAGCTTTGAAAGGGTAAAGCCATGAACGATGTGTTCATTGTCGCGCTAATCGCTTTTGCGGTGCTGCCGCTTTGCGAAATTTTTTCCGACGCTTTCGACGAGTATGAAGGAAATGAGTGGAGCGACGTAGCAAAGGCATTGCCGACCCTCGCCGCGTATTACTGCTTTTTAGGCGCTGTCGGTGGCTTGCTTCTTTGGAGGCAGCCATGACTGACCCCATCCGCGCCGCGCATGGCGAAATGGCGCTGCAAGCGTTAGAGATAATTGAAGAATGGGCCAAGACCGGAAAGGTGGAAATCGCGCGTAGCCTGATAGGTGTTGGCTATGAAGTCGGACACTTAGCTTCAAATAGCGTTGCCGTCAGAGAAACCGTTTTTGAAGCCGTGCTTGCCGCCGCGAAGGAGGAACGGGAATGACTGACCGGCTCGCCCGCTGGCTGGACCGCGAAGCCCTGGCCGAATACATCAGCGTCCGCGTTGACCAGCTTCCGCGCCTGCAGCGCGCCGGCAAGCTACCCAAGCCATCACTCGCATTTGGCCCGCGCAATCCGCGCTGGTGGTCACCAGATGTGGACGCCGCGCTAGGCCGTGTGGCAAGCTTACCGGCCAAAGGAGCGTCCCGCCTTGCCCAAGCTATCCTTGAAGAAGCCTGCCGGTAGAACCGTCCGCCGCCGCATGGCGGATGGCAGCGTCAAAACCTACCACTACCCCGCCTGGCAGGCGCCGGAACGCCCCACGCAAGGGGACACCATTCGGGCGCTTCTAAGGGCTTTTGAAGCCAGCCCGGAATTTGCCGCCAAGGCGAAGAACACCCAGCAGCAATATCTGATCTACCTGCGCCCCTGGCTGAAAGTCGCCGATACACCAGTTTCGGAAGTGCGGCGGCGGGATGTGCTGGCCGCGCGGGACGCCATTGCGCAAACGCGCGGCGCCGGGGCTGCCAGCGCCTTCACCCGCATTTCAGCGGTATTGTTCGGATGGGCGGTTGACCGGGAATGGATTGAAGCAAACCCCGCCGCGCGGGTCAAAAGCCTGCCAGGCGGCGCCCTGCCGGCATGGACGGAAGCGCAGATCAGCCAGGCGCTGGCGCAGCTGCGGGCAGATTTACGCCGCGTGGTGGTGCTGGGGCTCTATACCGGGCAGCGCCGTGGCGACCTGATCAGCCTTACCTGGGCAGCCTATGACGGCGCCACCATTCGCCTGAGGCAAGCCAAGACCGGCGCGCTACTGGTGCTACCTGTCCACCCAATCTTAAAGGCCGAGCTCGAGGCATGGAAAGCTGAGAAGGCCGATTCAATCATGATCTTGACCACACCGCGCACCGGGGCATGGAAGGACGGGGAGTTTTTATCGCATGAAATGGCGAAGGGCCTGAAGAAGATCGGCCTGCCCGCCGGCCTGAATGTGCATGGGCTGCGGAAGGCCGCTGCCCGGCGCTTGGCCGAAGCAGGTTGCACGGTGCATGAAATCGCGTCTATCACCGGCCATCGCAGCCTTCAGATGGTGCAGCACTACACCACCAGCGCGGATCAGCAGCGCCTTGCCGGGGCTGCCGTGGCCAGGCTTCCAAAGAAGGCTTGAATGGCCGTTTTTACAAAAACCGACAATTTCAAGAAAAAGGCAATGAAATCATGCGCGCCATTTTCGTCATGATTAAGCTACCCACACGGAAAAATAAGCGCTTTTTCTGACAATCGCGGCAGTTGTCGCGCCGTCATTCGCGAACTGTTCCGCACAACTTAGGCTGGCCAAAACCATTTCCCCGGCACCAGGAAAATGGTTCACCCCACCTGCCACGCCATGCCGCGTGTCAATTTTGTGCCGCAGCCATTGAAGCCTATGTCCCATTTTTCTGCATCCTCGGATGAAGAAAAATGGGACATGACCACCATTTCCCCGGCACCAGGAAAATGGTTCACCCCACCTGCCACGCATCCATCGCATTCAGCACCCGCGCAAACAGCGCGCGGCGCTCAGCAAGGCCATGCAAACCACCATTCACGCGCCGCGTGATGGGTTCCACCATCACGCCCCCGCCCTGATCCGCCACTTCATTCAGCCCAGCATCGGCCCACCACCAGGCGCTGCCCAGCGCGGCGCCGGAAGGGCTGGCCAGGCGCGCGGGCGCATCCTCAGCCTCACCCCATCCAAGGGCATGGGCCAGACGCTCATGATTCTCGCGCCCCGTTACCTGGATCAGCCCATGGCCCCGGAATCGCCAACCATCATTCGGAAACACATTCCCCAACCGCCCGCCATAGACGCGGTTCGCCAACGCCTGCGGCTGGCGCACGAAGGGCTGGGCATCAGCCTCCAACGGAAAGCGGCGCGGCCAAGTCGCGCAGATGCGCCCCGGCGTCGAATAAGTCATGTCTTCCACCAGGCGCGTCAGGCCGCCGCTTTCATGGCCCACCTGCGCCAGAAAATGCGCGATGCGGAAGCGGCTGGTGATGTGATAGGCGGCCATGGCGGCCGAAAGTGCAGCGGCATAGGCGGAGGCATCCGCGCGCGGGAAAACCTCAGCCACGAAACCACGCGAAAGCAAGGCGGCGGGCGGCTTGGGCGGCGGTGAATTTTCACTGACAGGCACCGGCTTTGCGCTGGCGGGCGGGATCGGCAGGGGCGCGGGCGCCGGTGAATTTTCACTGACGCGACGGCCAAAGGGCCACCACTTCATGGCCGCACCAGGCCACGCACGGCGCGGAGCTTGCCGCGGCAATCCGCCCCGGCTTCCACCAGGTCTATGATGAATTCGCCCAGGGCCGGATCATTCACCTGCCCAGCCAGGCGCGGTTCATCCCGGCACACCAGCAGGCTATCGGGCACGGTCACCGCCGGTGCCTTGGCGCAGCCCATCCAGAACGGCGCGAATAGCAGGGCTGTCAGCACAAGCATTGGTCTTTGGGGCAGCATGGATCACCCTTCGGATTGGTTCGATGCGCGCGGCCTGGGCGGCGGCTTCAGCCGCTTGGGTTTCCAGCGCGCTAATGGCGCGGGCCTTGGCTGCGGCCTGGGCTTCGGCTGCATCAGCCCGCGCCGTGGCAGCGTGGCGCCCGGCACGTTCCAACCAGGCCCAACCGGAAAGCGCGGCCAGCACGGCGGCCACGGCAGCCCATCGGCCAAGGGGGGAAAGCAGGAAGGCGATCACTTCCGCTCCGGCAACAGCGCAGAAGCCACGCCCAGCAACACCCCGCATGACAGCGCGATATGCGTCACCGCCGTATCGCCCGTGTCCAGGCCGGCCACGGAAAGGCACACCCAGATCAGGCTGCGCATGGTGCCGGGCTCAGCCAGGCGCGCGCGCAGATAGTCAATCGCTTTCATCACGATTTCCCTTTCATCCAACTTGTCAGCAAGGCGCCGATCGGCGCGGTTATGGCGCTTCCATGCGGCTGCGATGGCGGGACATCACAAACCAGGCGCTATCAGCACCCGCTTCTTCCAGCCGCTGGCGCGCGGCTTCCTTGAAGGCGGCTTCAAGCGCCGCCTGCATCGCCAAAAAATCCAGCCCGCCACCGGCCTCAGCCATGGCGGTCATGGCCGCGCGCACAATGGCATCGCGGCCTTCCTGCCAGGGTTCCATCACTGCCAGGAAAATTTGAAAAACGACACCAGCACCTGGAACGCCATCACAAAGGCGGTGATGACAATAGCCCAGGCGCGCACCAGGCCTTCCATCTTCACGCCACGCTGCGCCAGATCAATCCTGATCTGGGCGATGCCTTCATTGATTCCCTTGTAGCGCTCCTCACACACCGCTTCATGCACGGCCTGGCGACGTTCCACATCATTCAGCCTGGCGCCCAGGCTGCTTTCCGGCGGAACCATCATCAGCGCTCCCGCACGAAAAGCCGGGCAGAGCGTTCAATGGTGCGCCCGCCCGCCGTGGTGATGCGGCAGGTGAGCACGTAATCCGTGCCGGCCGCACCGCCAGACAGAAAGGTGGATGCCTTCGAACCAATGATTTGCTGCGCCCCGGCGGTCAGCCCCGCCGGCACAGTCCACACCGCAGCTGCGATGGTGTCAGCGGGGGAAGAAAGCGCAAGCTCCGCTGCAAAATCAATCGCCCAATCCGTCACGTCAGAAGGGTCTTTATCATCCGCGAAGCGCGGCACTGGCAGAGACATGGCTTCACCTTTTTTCAGAAAACAGCGGGGATGCGAATAATTCGGCCAGCAGCGCGCACCGCCACTTCACGCGGCAGCGCTTGCAGCAGCACCAGGCGGCCATGGGTTGAAACAGCCAGATCACGCGGCAGCGCTTCCAGCAGCACCAGGCGGCCGGCGGTTGTCACCGCCAACACGCGGCCATCTGGCGGCAGGCTGGGCAGCAGCAGGAAAAGCACCACATCCTGCCCAGCCAAAGCGAAGGCGCCGGGATCGGCCCCCAGCCGCCGCGCTGCCAACAGCCCCACATCCTGCCCGGCCAGGGCGAAGGCGCCAGCGTCCGCAACCAAGCGCCGCACCAGCCCCAGGGCGACATCCTGCCCGGACAGGGCGAAGGCGCCCACGTCAACCACCAGGCGCCGGGCTACACGCAGCGCCACATCCTGCCCGGCAAGGGTGAAGGCGCCGGCATCAGCTGCCAGGCTATACCCACCCGAAGGCGTGTAGATCAGTCCAACATCCTGGCCGGAAAGACTGAAGGCGCCAGCATCCGCAACCAAACGCCGATCACTACGCAGCGCCACATCCTGCCCGGCAAGGGCAAAGGCGCCAGCATCAGCGCTCAATGCGTATGAGCCTGCCGCCGCCGCTTCCTTGGCAATGACACCCGTTGCCAGCCAGAGCGTCAGCATCGCCCGTCACTCAGCCTTGAGTGGCAAGCAGGGTGGCGAGCGTCAATTCCGTTTCGGCAAGATCACTGTCAATCGACGCGACACGGGCGAGGTCACCCAACATCACGGCGCTGGCGCGCAACTGGCCAAGGTACGCGATGCGGCTTTTGAGCATTTCAATGATTTCGGAAATGGTCATGATCAAACCACCATACAGCGCATGTGGATCGAGGAAGTGTTGAGGATCATATTGATAAACCGAACGCCGGTTTCGGGTTCCACCGTGTCAAATGCCGTGTCACCCAACAAAGCCGCGCCCTGCGGATAGACGTTGGTTCCCCAGCCGATCATGGAGCCTTCCGCTGGCGAGAAGCGGAACCATCGGCCCGTGGCTTCTTTGGTCATGTAGATGTAGCCAGCGGCATAGACGTATTTGCTGCCAGTCGTGAACGTCTCAACTGCGGGCGAATACGGGGTTGCAGAAACCCATGTGTTTGCGGCGATGTCGTAATAGTCGAGGATTGCGCCACCCGCGCCGCGGAACGAATAAATCCGGCGTCCGTTGATGATGGCGTTCTCGTTACCCCACGATGCGTCAATCTCAGAAGGAACGTCGAACACCCAATGCCCTGATACGGCAGCACCGGGAGCGCCGCCGCGAGCCGCGCCGGGGGTTAGCGTCGTCGTCGTGTTGCCGCTGATGCTGTAGCGGTAGAGCGTAACCGCGCCGTTGCCCATGATATAGAGGAAGTCGTCATTCCCCTCGATGTGATAAACGCTTGTCGCATCCGGCTGCGTGGTCCATGCCGTCGATGTGGTTAGCACCGTGCCGGTGTTGCTGGCGATGGTCCTGATCTGGCCCGCGCCCGTTCCTGCCGTGATGTGAACTTGGAAGTTCGCCCACTGGTTCGTGGCCCATGCCTTCGCGCTGTTCGTCAACGTGCTTGCACCACCTGCCGTTGCCGTGCCGGTTGCGAAGTTCACGTCCTGCCCGTTGTCGCCGTAGGATGGCGTGGCAATCATCTTGCCGTCTGTGGCCCACGATGCAGGCAGGCCGGTGTTGGCAAGCGTCGTCCATGTGTTCAAGGCGAAACAGTAGACCCGGAACGAACCGGCAGCAAGCGTGCCGGCGTTCAAGACATACCAGCGCGGGGTGAGCAGCCGGAAGGTTGAGGAAGATGTGATCGTCGCGCCGAATGCTGACTCAACGGTGATCGTGGCCGCTGCGCCGAGCGTGTTGCGCAGGATCGTGCGGACATCACCCGCGCCGGGACCGCTCGTAATCTCGATCTGGTAGCCCGCAAGGCTGCGCTGCAAGTTCAGGCCAGTCACAACCGTTGTCGTGGAGCCGCCCGTTGCCGTGCCAGTCGGGCCGACAGCGCCACAGGTGCCGCATGTGCCCGCGCCGAATGTGCCAGCAAGGGCAGGCGATGGAACCGAAATCCAGCCATCCTCAAAGGGATAGTAAAGCCACGCTGTAGTGTTGCTGGCGACGTAAAGCTGGCGCTGCTGGTTAAGGCGGCTTGAGATGATGAGCGATCCGGCAGTGGTAGCGGTCGGCGCGAGCGTCGGCATGACAGCCCAACGCTTCAGGTTGAGGATTTTGCGGTTATAATTGGCGACGGGCATGGCTGATCCTCACGTGATGACGATGTTGCGACACAGGTCGGCTTCGTTGCCTAGCGTGAGCGCAATTATCTGTTGGTTCGCGGCGATACCGCCGATCTGCGTTTGATTGGTCATCGTGTTGACTGTTAGGACCGTGTTGACGGTGCCCACCGATGAGCCGCCATCGGTTAACACCCGCAAGCGGCCAGCGCCATCGGGGTTCAGAAATTCGAGCACCGACGCGAGACGGTGAATGGCGAAGGCTATTTCCTCAAGCGTGGCCTGAGTTGCGATTTCCTTGCCGAGCCCTGCATCATCGCTGGTGCGGACCACGCCGGCCAGCTTGCCGTCAATGGTCTCAACCGCAAGCTGATCGGTGCCGGAGCCGGTGTTAGCCCGCGCTGGGAGCGCTGTAATCGTCATCATTCAACATCCTTTTCGTTATAAAAATTTTACGCATGACTAAGAAGTGAGCAGGTCGAGCCCGCGCCCCTTCCATCAACCCAGCGTCAACACGCCAGTGGTCGGGTCCGCATCCCAGGTGATGCTTTCCCCATTGGCCAAGGTCAGCGCTGACCCATAATCCCAATACCCAATCAACGGATCAGCGGGCGAAGTCGGCGTGTCATTGTAAAGCACCGCATAGCGGAACGGGCCGATGCTGCCACCGCTGGCAGTGATGACCACATCACCAAGCACCAGCTTATAAGTGCCGCTGGTCTGTGCGGAGGATGTGACACTGGCCGCAGTGCCGCCGGCAGTATAGCCATTGCCCGCCGCGATTTCGGTCAGG